TGATGACCTATCGGTCTGCAGAACTCAAGATGGACTCTATGGTGTAGGCTCTGGCGCAGACTTTGCTTTGGGCGCTTTGGCGGCAGGAGCAACTCCTGAAGAAGCCGTAGAGATCGCATGTCGATTTAGCATCTACTCATCAGGACCACTACTAACTATGGAGCAATATAAGTGAGCGAAGACGTTCTTTATAAGTCTAATCGACAGAAGAAGATCGAGGAGCGTCAGGCTCTTCAATTAGATGCACTCATTGCAAAGCGCAATAAGGAAGCAGAGGACCGCTGGACAGCGGCCCAAATTCAAGCAGCAGGATTTCAATCAGTACTGGACTACGCCGTAGAGCAGTTTAATGAGCACAAGGAAGAATTAGAAGCAGAGATGGTTACAAAGACAGAAGAGATGATCGAAGCACGCCAAGAAGAGATTAAGAACTACCTTCTTTCAGAGAAAGATAAGTATTTAGAGAGTATCGGCATTCAGGCTGATTGATAATATCCCAATGAATAAAAACGACGCTTTTGAGACTGGGCGAAATAAGCGCAGTAAAAAGGCCGTTATCTTTGACCTCGACGGAACTCTGGCAGATATTAAAGACTATGAAGCACTTCATAAAATCAATAGCGATGAGTTTCGCCAGGCTGCTGATCATGCCGATGCTTATCCTCACATGGTTGCACTTGCTAAAGAAGCAAAGCAAAAGGGACGAGACGTCATTATCCTGACTGCTCGGTCAGCCTATTACCGTTCGGATACCAAGAACTGGCTTCACAAGCACGGTGTCCCATACGACCAGTTGTACATGCGCCCCATTGACAACGATGAGAAGGACAAGAAAGTCAAGAAGCACATTCTTGAAGAGCAGGTATTACCCCATTTTGAGGTTAAGAAAGCCTACGATGACAAGAAGAAGAATGTTAAAATGTATCGTAAGGAAGGGATAGACGCTAAGAAGGTGAACTAATGGCTAAGAAAGATAAGCCTAAGTTTGTCCTGCCAACAGGCGGGGATTATCGTCTCAACCAATCCGCACCCATATTCAACGACAGGCGCACAAGACGTAACAGAGACCGTTCGACACAAAATCGCCAATCTATCGAACGGAGTCTTAAGGATGAAGGACAACATTAAACTATTCTGGAACGTGCTCATGCGCATCGTTGCAGCATTCACAGCAAGTGCACTTGGCGTTATTGGTGCTGGTGCTATTGCACACATTTCAACACTTAAAGCAATGACCGTAGCAGGACTTACCGCATGCGCAACTGTTGTTGAAAAGTTGGCTCGTGGTTTTATGGACGATGGCAAGTTGTCTCTTGATGAGATTAACGCAGCATTTGCTGCTGTCGATACTCAAGCAACAACTGCAGCAGATCTACAGGTACAGGCTCGTCAGCAAGGTGCAGACTTAACAGTTTCTGCTGCTGATGGCTCTATTGCTCCAGCAGTTGCAGCGCCAGTAGTTGCAGCACCTGCTGCTCCTGCGCCAACTGCAGAGGACGTTGCTTCAGTACCAACTGAAGCACCAACTCCAGCAGTAATCGACCCTAACTACAACTAAACGTTACGTCCATCTGTGGAGTAAAAACCTCCACCTTTAAAAGATAGACCAAACGGAGAGAACACTCTAGTAAGAGCGTAGCCGCATGATTCGCAGAAGTACTCTGGTTCTGAATCGTGAATGCTACGCTCTTTTTCTTGCGTAATATCGCATTCCATACAGGCGTATTCGTAGACAGCCATTATTGATCCTCCATATGTTTCTTTTCGCAGTGACGAGCCATTGATGGTACTACAAATCTAGTACCACATAGTTCGCAGGTATACAGTTTAGTGTGAGCGTCTATGCTCATATTATGCCCATACACAAGAAGAAAAAGAGGGCAAACTAAAGCCATGACAACCACACTTGAGGCAAATGTCGAGTTTACTGCGCAGGATCGCTGCGATCGATGTGGCGCCCAAGCAAAGGTTAGAGCAAAATTACTCTCAGGAGAACTTCTTTTCTGTGGTCATCATGCGCGGGAAGTTGGACTTACTTTAGTGATGAAATCTGTTTCAGTTTTTGATCCTGAGGAGATTCTTAATGGGCGCTGACAATCTTTCTGTTCAACAGTTCCAACATGCCAGCAATGGTATGTATGGAAGTCCTGCTGGTCAATATGGCAATTACAATCAAGGAAACTTAAATGAGCAATCTTAGTCGCAAGCAGTTTGAAAAGGCTCACGATATTGAGGCGATGCAAAGACACCGTGCTATGCGTCAAGGTCTTCAAGGTACTTATGTAGGAATTGGTAATGCGTGGACATCATATCCGCTTATGACAAGTGCTATGTCTGCTGGCAATCTTGTAACCTCAACATCAGATGAAGCAAGCGAAACACCAACACAAGAAGCGCATGAAGACTCTATGGGTCTTGGAACTGCTAACGGCATGGGTGAAGGTGGAACAGCAGCAAGTGCAGCAGGTGCTGCAGGCGGGTCTCCTGCGTAATGGCAAAGTACAAACCACGCAAGAACCCCAATATTCAAACTCAACTTGATCAAAAACAGGCTGCTCATAAGATTGCTACACATCAGTACTCCACTGAAGGTATTGGGGCTTTGATGCAACTTCCTCCAAGTGGTGGTCCACGTCCATTATCAAAGAAGCAGTTTAAAGGACACGATCCGATTAAATACTTAAAGGAAAAAAATGAGTAAGCAACTTAATCGTAAAACTCTAATGGTTAATCAACGTCGTGGAATTAAACAAGAGTTTCAATATGCTCCACCAATGATTAAATCTGTAGCAAATCCATCAGTTGTTACGTGGTCTTCTCCAGGACGAGGAGTTGAAGGTGAGTCTGTTAACTCTGGAGGAGAAAACTTCATCGTGAATAAAAATTGGAAGCCGCTATAATTTAGCGAGGCCATTAACGTTCCGAGGGGAATAGTTGAAACCACTGCGTACATTCGCAGCACAATCTGACTCACGCAAACGTATCATCACAGCAAGTTTAGGTGGAGGAGCAGCGCTCTTCTGCTTATCTTTTGCTGCTTCTGCACATGCAGACACTACTCAGACTGCTTCAACCGATTCAACGACCGTCGTTGCGCCTCTGCCGATTGCTGCATCCACGGTTGTTGATACTTCCACGGTTGTAGCGGCTTCCACGTCATTAGATAGCGCATCAGTAACACAGTCACCAACAACAGAGCAAACACCAGCACCCACGACTCCATCTACTTCTTCTTTATCAGGCTCTTCGTCAACCGTTTCGTCAAATCCTGCTCCCGCTCCAACGCAGAGTCCATCGCCTTCACCAAGTCCAGCATCTTCTTCCAGTCCTTCTGATAGTTCGCAGCAGCCTGTTTCGCCTGCTCCAACTCCTGCTCCAAGCGCCGAACCTTCTTCCACCATAACTCTGCCACAGATAGCCTCCAAAATTGATACTGCCACCGCCACGGTACAGACTGCTGTAACTAACTCTACTACCACTCTTCAGGCAATCCCTGATGTAACCACTAAAGTGGCAGAACTTCCTGTGGCTCAGCAGGCTGTTACGGACGCTACTACTGCAATCAATACCGCAACAACAGCAATTGCTGATGCTACTACTGCACTAACCACGGCTCAAGCATCAGCGGCAATCGTCCCTGTGGCTCAGGCTGGTGTAGACGCTGCTAAAGCCACAGTTTCAGATAAAACTTCAGTAGTAGTTGTTGCGCAATCTACAGTTGATACCGCCACTGCCACAGCAACAAGTGCGCAAACAACTTTGACAACGGCACAAGGTGCTTTACCTGGGTTACAAGATGCTGTTACTTCTACAGGGAACACTTTTTATCAATCAAACTCAGACCTTGGTACTGCTACGAGTACACTGCAGATAGCGCAATCTGCATCAGATGCAGCAGTTGCTGCAGTACCAGTTGCTCAAGCCGCTGTGGGTTCTGCAACAACTCAAGTTGCTACACAAGAACAGGCACTTACAGATGCTGCAAATGCTGCGGCACAGGCACAAGCCGCTGCTGCGGCATCTACTGTCACAACAACAACTAATGGAGTAACAGCGACTGTTTATCGTGCTACAAATGGCGCAGCCCCTGTTATTGCTAATCAAACACCTATTCTTACCACTACCGTTCCTAACATTGCGTTTAACTGGGGTAGCGGTGTTGTATTGAATTCTGGTTTAGCGGACCATGTAATCATCCGTTTTGATGGAACAATTACCGTTCCAACAGATGCCACTTCTGTTAAGTATGCTATCTACTCAGATGATGGATCCAAACTTTATGTCAATGGAACTTTAGCAATAAGTAACTGGAGAGACCAAGGATTAACCTGGAGCCCTTATAGTCCAACTTACTCTGTAACTGGTGGACAAACACAACAACTTACTATTTGGTATTACGAAAATGGTGGTGGTGCTGGGGTAACTCTTGGTTGGGGAATTACTACAGCAAACGGAACTGGGTACTTCACAACTCCTGGCGCTAGTGCTTTTGGTACTACAACTACTACTCAAGACCCTGTATTAGTACAGGCTGCTGCTACAGCAGTTGCTGCACTTGACCCTATTAAACAAAATGTTTTAGATGCTAAAGCCACTCTCAGCACAGCCACTCAAACATTGACAACTGCACAGGCAACAGTGGCAACCACTGCTCAGTCTGTTGCTGATGCTCAGTCTGCATACGATGCTCAGTTAGCAATTCGTAATACTGCGTGGGATGCATACTGCGCTGCTAATAACAATCTTACCGCTGGAACACAGGCAATTACAGACGCACAGGCTGCTTATGACCAAGCGCAATCTGATTTAACAGTTGCTCAGCACAACCTAACACTTGCTCAGCAAGATTTAACAGATGCGCAATCAAACCTTGCAGTACAACAAACCGTTTTACAGGTAGCACAAGCAACTGCTACAAGAGATGCCAACACAGCAAATGCTGCAGCAGATATAGCGGTTCAGGCGGCTAATACAGCATCAACAACTCTTGCTCAATCAACTACAACTATTCAACAAGCGATTGCTGACAAGGCTGCCGCTGATGCTGCTGCCGCTAAAGCCGCTGCGGATGCAGCCGCAGCAAAAGCCGCAGCAGATAAAGCCGCTGCTGATGCAGCAGCACAGGCGGCTGCAGATAAACTGGCTGCACAACAAGCCGCTGCTAAA